TTGATTTTGCACACACAATGACAACTTCAAGAACTACACCAACACCAGCAGGAACAGATCTTCCTTTAATTGCTATTCGTCTCAAAAATACTTTTCAAGGATATCCAAATAGAATATCAGTAAGATTAAATAATCTTTCACTACATTGTGAGACAAATAGCATCATTTATAGAGTTTTAAAACTTCCAAGTGCTTCTTATTTGAGTAATGCTGGAACTTTAACTTGGACTTCTGCTTCTGCAAATAGTGGAGTTGAAGTTTGTGTTGACGCCACATCTTATACTGATGGTGATGAGTTTGCATCGGGTTATGTTCCTGCTGGAGCATCCCAAAACTCACTTTCACCAGTTGCTTCGGGTACATTAAGTGCAGCAAAGAAAAATATTATTGTTCAGAATATAGATTCAACAAGTTCCGAAATTTATGTTCTTGTTGTAAGAACTATTACAACTACAGGTAATGCTGTTGCTAATGTTGCCGCTGCACTTCAGTGGAGAGAAATTTATTAATTTATGGAAATTAAAGACATTCAATTAAAAAACTCTGATGCTTATCTTTCTAATCCTAATTTAAAGAGAGCAAATATTGAGATTTCGTGGACTAAAGAACAAATTATTGAGTTTTATGCTTGCAAAGAAGATCCTGTTTATTTTGCCAAAAAATACATCAAGATTGTTTCACTTGACCACGGTCTAGTTCCATTTAATTTATATCCATTTCAGGAAAAATTAATTTCAAGATTCCACGAACATAGATTTAATATTTGCAAAATGCCCCGTCAGACGGGTAAATCAACTACTTGCGTTTCGTATCTTTTACATTATGCACTTTTTAATGATAATGTCAATATTGCAATATTAGCAAACAAGGCATCAACTGCAAGAGATCTTTTGCAGAGATTGCAACTCGCTTATGAAAATTTGCCAAAGTGGATGCAGCAAGGAGTTTTACAGTGGAATAGAGGATCTTTAGAATTAGAAAATGGATCTAAGATTATTGCAGCATCTACGTCTGCCTCTGCTGTTCGTGGAGGGTCATATAATATTATATTCTTGGACGAATTTGCATTCATTCCAAACCATATTGCGGATGACTTCTTTGCATCAACTTACCCTACTATTTCATCTGGAACATCCACAAAAGTAATTATTGTCTCCACGCCCCGTGGAATGAATCATTTCTACAGAAAATGGCACGATGCTGAGAGAGGTAAAAATGAATATGTTCCAACTGATGTCCACTGGTCGGAAGTTCCGGGGAGAGATGATAAGTGGAAAGCTCAAACAATTGCAAACACATCAGAACAACAATTTAAAGTTGAATTTGAATGTGAATTTTTAGGATCTGTAGATACTCTGATTAATCCTTCAAAATTAAGAAATTTAGTGTATGAAGATCCAATAAAACGAAATAAGGGATTAGATGTTTACGAACATCCAAAAAAAGATAATGATTACTTAATTACAGTAGACGTTGCTAGAGGAATAGGTAATGATTACTCGGCGTTTATTGTATTTGATATAACTCAATTTCCTTATAAGCAAGTTGCAAAATACAAAAATAATGAAATAAAACCGATGCTTTTTCCAAGCATAATTTATGAGGTTGCAAAAGGTTATAATGATGCTTGGTTACTAGTTGAAGTTAATGATATTGGGGATCAAGTAGCAAATATTTTACATTTTGATCTTGAATATGATAATGTTCTAATGTGTGCTATGAAAGGAAGAGCAGGACAAATAGTTGGAACTGGATTTAGTGGAAAAAAATCTCAACTTGGAATAAGAATGACCTCTGCAGTTAAAAAATTAGGATGTTCAAACTTAAAAACTCTAGTTGAAGATGATAAATTATTAGTTAATGATTATGATATTATCAGCGAATTAACTACATTTATCCAAAAGCATAATTCATTTGAGGCAGAAGAAGGTTGTAATGATGACCTTGCGATGTGTTTAGTCATATTTTCTTGGTTGGTTGCTCAACCATATTTTAAAGAAATGACTGATAATGATGTCAGAAAGCGTATATATGAAGAGCAAAAAAATCAAATAGATCAGGATATGGCACCTTTCGGTTTTATTCTTGATGGTTTAGATGATAGTGAAGTTTTTGTAGAACCTTCTACTGGAGATAGGTGGATATTTGCAACTGCAGAAAATCATAATGAGGCATTAGAAGTATGGAATGTAGATGAATATGGAGATCGTTCCTATATGTGGGATTACAGATAGTTATTGAGGCATAGGAAATTATAAATATTTTTAGAATAATTCTGGACTTGTAGGAGAATAAAGATGCCGCTAAATTTAGCATCTCCTGGAATTGTAATTAGAGAAGTTGATTTAACGTCGGGTAGAATCGATCCAGTCTCAGCATCAGTAGCTGCTTTAGTAGCACCTTTTGAGAAGGGACCAGTCGATCTTCCTCAGGTTATTGAAACCGAAAATGATTTATTAAAAACTTTCGGAGAACCAAAATCAATTGATAAGCACTATGAGCACTGGATGACGGCTTCATCCTATCTTGCTTATGGTGGAACTATGCTAGTTTCACGTTGCGATAATTCAGGTCTTAAGAATAGTTTTGTAGGATCTGGATCTAGTGTAATTATTAAAAGCGATGAGCATTACAGTCAACTCGGATATGATGAAAACACAATAACTGGTGTAACTTTTGCTTCTAGAAATCCAGGATCTTGGGCAAACGGAATTAAAGTTGCAATTATTGATGGTTTAGCAGATCAGACATTAAGATTGTCTTCTACACCATCAAGTTATGGAATTACTGTTGGTATGGGTGTTACCCAATCTCTTAACGGAAAAATTTTAACTGGAGTTGGAACTACCTCTGTTTTAACTGGTTATTTAAAAGGTATTGTAAGTGGAGTTAGTACTACTACAAATGATGTTTATGTTAAAGTTTTAAGCTATGTTGATGGAACTACAGAAACTCCAGTAGATTATCAACCTAGTGGAAATTATTACTTCGATAATAATATTACCACAAAATTTGTAGATAGTTCAGGTGTAGGAGTAGCAACTACTGCTCCAACTAATCAATATGATTGGTTTGATCAACAATCAATTAAATTATCAAACTCTAAAGCAGATATTCCTTGGAATACAATTGCTAATAGACCAGGAACATCAAAATATGCAGATGATAGAAATTCTAGATTTGATGAACTTCATGTTGTAGTTATTGATGATCTGGGAACAATTACTGGAAATGCAGGAACTATTCTAGAAAAACATCTAAGTCTTTCTAAAGCATCTGATGCTGAGTTTTCTGTTGGAAGTCCATCAAACTGGAGAAAGTATCTTTTCGATGCATCGACATATATTTTTGGTGGATCATCTCCTACAGGGATAGTAACTACTGGATTTTCTGCAGGTACAAATCCGAATACTGCCTTTAGTATTCTTACAGATACTGGATGGGATCAAGAAACAAGTAATATTACATTTGCAGGATGTGGAGCACAAACTTTAACTCTAGCAAATGGAAAAAATTATGGAGGATACTCTGATATTACTACTGCAGGTGCATTAACTCCCGGTCTTTCTAGTATAGTCACAGGTTATGAGAAGTTTGCAAATACTGAAGAGTATAAAGTAGATTTTATACTTATGGGTTCTGCAAATTATGATAAAGACTCTGCAGCATCTTTAGCAAATCAAATAATTTCAATTGCTGAGCAAAGAAAAGATGCTATAGCATTTATTTCCCCATACAGAAAAGCATTTATTAATGATTCTGCTGTTGGATCAGTAACAGTCAATTCTGATGATTCAATTACAGATAATGTAATCTCATATTATGCTGCAGTTACTTCATCTACTTATGGAGTTCTTGATAGTGGATATAAGTATATGTATGATAGATTCTCTAATGTCTTTAGATATATTCCATTAAATGGTGATATTGCTGGAACTTGTGCCAGAAATGATATTAACCAGTTCCCTTGGTTCTCGCCAGCAGGAACTTCTAGAGGATCGATTCTAAATGCAGTTAAACTGGCATATAATCCAGGAAAAGTACAAAGAGATAGATTATACTCTGCAAGGGTAAATCCAGTTATATCTTCCCCAGGTTCTGGAATTATTCTCTTCGGAGATAAAACTGCATTTGGGAAATCTTCAGCATTTGATAGAATTAATGTTCGTAGACTCTTTGTTTACTTAGAAAGAGCAATTTCAGCAGCTGCTAAGGATCAACTCTTTGAATTCAACGATGAAATTACTAGAACAAACTTTGTAAATATTGTTGAACCTTTCTTACGTGATGTTCAATCCAAGAGAGGAATTTATGATTATGTTGTTGTTTGTGATGAAACAAACAACACCGCAGCAGTAATTGATAATAATGAATTTATTGCTGACATTTATATTAAACCAGCAAGGTCTATTAACTTTATTGGTCTGACATTCATAGCAACCAGAACTGGTATTGCTTTTGAAGAAGTAATCGGTAACGTTTAATTAATTAAGAGGTTTAACAATTATGGCAACTAGAACTCAGATTAATCCACCGCCACTTAGAAAAATTACCGATTTTAAAAGTAAATTAACGGGTGGCGGCGCCCGCTCCAATCTTTTTGAAGTTGTACTATCATTTCCAGATGCAGCTCAACCATCACAAACTGTTCTTGATAAGACAAGATTCTTAGTAAAGGCTGCTAATCTTCCCGCTTCTAATGTAACTCCAATTCCAGTTCCATTTAGAGGAAGAGAATTAAAAGTTGCTGGAGACAGAACTTTTGATACTTGGTCGATTACAGTTATTAACGATACTGATTTTGCTATTCGTTCAGCTTTTGAAAAGTGGATGAATACCATCAACAGAGTTTCTGATAATACTGGTCTTACTAATCCAGCAGATTATCAAGCAGATGCTTTTGTCTATCAATTAGATCGTAGCGGAGTAACTTTAAGAACTTATCATATGTATGATTTGTTTCCAACTCAGGTTTCTGCTATTGAGCTTGCTTATGATGCGCAGGGGATTCAGGAGTTCCAAGTAGAACTTCAAGTTCTTTGGTGGGAAGCAGTTAAAGGTGCTGTTGGTGGCGAAGATATTAACTAATAAATAGATAAAATACAGTAAACATTATAATATGGCAAAACTTTTTGGTTTTTCTATTGAAGATGATAAGGATAAATCTCCCTCTATAATTTCCCCCGTTCCTCAAACTAATGAGGACGGGGTTGATAATTATATAGCAAGTGGATTTTATGGTCAGTATATTGATATTGAGGGAGTTTATAGATCAGAACATGATTTAATTAAAAGATACAGAGAAATGGCAATTCACCCAGAGTGTGATAATGCCATAGAAGATGTTGTCAATGAAGCAATTGTTAGTGATCTATATGATTCTCCAGTAGAAATAGAATTATCAAATGTAGATGCTAGTGATAAAATTAAAAAAATTATTAGAGAAGAATTTACTTATATTAAAGAACTTCTTGATTTTGATAAAAAATGCCACGAAATTTTTAGGAATTGGTATGTTGACGGAAGACTTTATTATCTTAAAGTTATTGACGTAAAAAAACCAGAAGAAGGGATCAAGGAACTGAGATATATTGATCCTATGAAAATGAGATATATTAGACAAGAAAAAAGAACTTCTAAAAAAGAAGTTTTTAACTATATGAAATCTGGAGAAACGCAGAAAGCTTTTTATCCAGAAATTGAAGAATATTTTATGTACACACCTTCTCCAGTATTTCCAACTGGAATGATTTCTGGGGCAGGTAGTCAGAAATCAGTCAAGATTGCAAAAGATTCAATTACGTATGTTAATTCAGGATTAGTAGATAGAAATAAAGGATCAGTTTTATCATATTTACATAAGGCAATTAAAGCACTCAATCAACTTAGAATGATTGAAGATTCTTTGGTAATTTATAGATTATCAAGAGCACCAGAACGTAGAATTTTTTATATTGATGTTGGAAACTTACCAAAAGTAAAGGCAGAGCAATACCTGAAAGAGGTTATGTCCCGCTATAGAAATAAGTTAGTTTATGATGCTGGAACTGGAGAAATTCGTGATGATAAAAAGTTTATGTCTATGCTGGAAGATTTTTGGCTTCCAAGAAGAGAGGGTGGTAGAGGAACTGAAATCACCACTCTTCCAGGCGGTCAAAATCTTGGAGAACTTTCTGATGTTGAATACTTCCAGAAAAAACTTTATAGAGCCTTGGGAGTTCCAGAATCTAGAATCGCTAGTGATGGTGGATTTAATCTAGGTAGATCATCAGAAATATTGAGAGATGAATTAAAGTTTTCAAAATTCGTCGGAAGATTAAGAAAAAGATTTGCAAATTTATTTTCAGATATGCTGAGAACTCAGCTTATTTTGAAGAATATTGTTACCCCAGAAGATTGGGAAAAAATTAATGATCACATTCAATATGATTTTATTTACGATAATCAATTTGCAGAGTTAAAAGAATCTGAATTGCTGAACAATAGACTAGCAACACTAGCAACTATCGAACCATACATCGGCAAATACTATTCGGTTCAGTATGTAAGATCTAAGATTCTTCGCCAATCGGATTCTGAAATGATTGAGATAGATAAGCAGATTGAAAAAGAAATTGAAGAAGGAACGATTCCAGATCCTTCAACAATTGATCCAATTACAGGTCAACCGTTACCACAAATGGACCAAGGTATGGGGCAGGACGGTATGGGAATGGGACAAACTGCAGAAGATCCTAATATAAATGCATCAACACGGGCAGATAATGCTCAGATGCAGAAAGATTTTAAAAAAGCAGAAATATAAATAAAAGATAGATATATAAATTACT